GATTGTCGAGGTTGACCACCAAAAGGCAGACAAGAACCAGTCAATCAAATATGTCCGTCCCACCCCCGAAACTGTTGAATGGATCGAGAAGCGCAATGATGTAGCATCCATGCTGCGCCCTGTGTACGAGCCTATGGTGGTCAAGCCTAAGGACTGGACTGACCCCTATGATGGTGGCTACATCTCCTCCAACATTAAGCCCCTCAAGTTGGTCAAGACCAAGAACCAGGCATACCTCCAAGAGCTACAACAGGTTGAAATGCCAATCGTGTACTCCGCTATCAACAGCCTCCAGAGAACACCATGGCAGATCAACAGCCAAGTCTTGGCAGTCATGAAAGAACTCTGGGATAATGGGTCTACCATTGCTGGGTTACCAAACCGTGAGGGCATTGAGATGCCACCAACCCCAGCAGACATTGAGACTAACGAGGAAGCCCGTAGGGACTACCGCATCCAAGCAGCAAAGATTCACATTCAGAATTTGTCCCTAGCTGGGAAGCGTATTGGCTTCAACATCTCTCTGAACATTGCCTCACGGTATGAGAAGTTTCGCAGGATCTTCTTCCCATACCAGCTCGACTTCCGTGGGCGGATCTACGCTGTCCCACACTTGAACCCCCAAGGTTCTGATCCCCAGAAAGCACTCCTCAGGTTTGCCAATGGTAAGCCCCTAGGGTCTGAGGGATGGAAGTGGTTGGCAATCCATGGTTCTAACCTAGCAGGTCATGACAAGGTTAGTTTTGAACAACGTGTTGAGTGGGTACTGGAGAATGAAGATGAAATTGTTTCCATTGCTAAAAACCCCTTTGATAACCGAGGGTGGTGTACAGAGATCAGCGGTATCAGCATTGATAAACCGTGGCAATTTCTTGCGTTTTGTTTTGAGTGGGCAGGTTACGTTGAACTTGGTGAATCGTTCATATCGAAATTGCCCGTGGCTTTGGACGGTTCATGCTCTGGGTTGCAACACTTCTCAGCCATGCTCCGAGATGAACGAGGAGGATCGGCAGTTAACCTTGTTCCCAACGACATCCCCCAAGATGTGTACCAGCGAGTAGCTGACAGGGTTATCGAGATGGTCAACGCAGATGCCCAAAGTGGGTCTGAGGATGCCCTACTCCACAGTGACCAGGGGACTGCCTACGTCAAGGAAGGTACGAAAGTATTAGCCCAGCAGTGGTTGAAGTTTGGCATCACCCGCAAGACAACCAAGCGAAGCGTGATGACCCTCCCATATGGCTCTAAGGAATTTGGTTTCCGTGAGCAGTTGATGGAGGATCTGATCACCCCTGCTAGGTTGGAGGCACAGCGGCTGGGCACCGAGTTTCCCTTTAGTCGAGATGGCTACATGGCGGCTAGCTACATGGCTAAGAAGATCTGGGAAGCCGTGAACCTAACCTTGGTCAAAGCAGCAGAGGCGATGAAGTGGTTGCAGAGCGTGGCATCTCTGGCAGCTTCAGAGCAACTCCCAGTTCGCTGGACGACACCCATTGGTTTCCCTGTGATGCAAGCATACGCTGACGTTAATGATCGTAGGATCAAAACAGCAATCAACGGGAAGCTGGTCTACCTCACCATGAAGCAGGATAAGGATAAGCTGGATCGCCGTAAGCAGAGCCAAGGCATTGCCCCCAACTTTGTACATAGCTGTGATGCTGCCCACCTGATGCTGTGTGTTGCCCGTGCTAATCAAGAAGGTATTGAGAATTTCTCAATGATCCATGACAGCTTCGGGACAACCGCAGGTGATGTAGAGAAATTGTTTTACATTATTCGGGAATCCTTTGTGGAGATCTATGACACCATAGATGTCCTTGGCACATTCCGTGAAGAGATTCAGTTACAGCTCTCGGAGAAGCAACGAGGCTCCATGCCTGACATCCCAGAGCATGGCACCTTGGATGTCTCTAAGGTAGTTGATTCACGCTATTGCTTTGCCTAAACACTTCCAGATCTGGAACATTTTAAAAAGTTGCACAATTGGATAAATCCACATGAGAGGCAACACAATGTTCCTGATCCGACTCCCTGATGGCACTTTCCGCATTGCCAAAACTGTGGCTGAACGCAACCGAATTATTCTTGAGATGCGTGAAGCCTACGATGGTTATTTGAAATAAGGACACCATGAAAAAATCTAAAACCCCACGGTACGTGACACCTGCTGGTATTGCCCAGTACCCGTACCTCACCAAGCCTGACACAAAGTTTAATCCTGACGGTGAATACAAGTTGTCTCTTCAAGTTCCCACTGAAGAGTCCACAAGTCTCATCGCCTTTTTGGATGAACAGTTGGCTGAGTCAATTGCGAAAGCAAAGAAAGAGAACCCTGGTAAGAAGATCAAAGAGGGTACTGCTGGTTATGAAGTTGATGAAGAAACGGGTAACACCACATTCCGATTCAAACTGAAAGCCAAGGTCACCATGAAGAGTGGTGATAGCTTTGAGCAGCGTCCCGCATTGTTCGACTCAAAGGGTAAACCCCTAGACTCTTCTGTGAACATCGCAGGTGGCTCTAAAGTCAAAGTCTCATATGAAATCCTCCCTTACTACACGGCTATTGCAGGTGCTGGTTTGTCCCTTCGGGTACGAGCCGTACAGGTGATTGACTTGGTGGAGTTCTCAGGTGGCGGAGCTGGAGCTTTCGGCTTCGGTGAAGAAGAAGGATACGTAGCTAACGATAAAGTAAACAATGACTTCAGCGAAGAAACCAGTGAAGAGGACGAAACTGCGGATTTCTAAGTCTCGATCAGCAACAGAGGTGGGACTTGTTTACGGGTTCCGCTCTGGGCTGGAGGAGAAGTTAGCTCAAGAGTTACAGGGTAAGGGCATCAAGTTTACTTTCGAGGAACTTGTGATCCCTTACATCAAGCCTGAGCGAACTGCGAAGTACACACCAGACTTCGTATTAGAGAACGGCATTATCATTGAATCGAAAGGTAGGTTTCTTACCGCCGATAGACAGAAGCACCTGCTTGTTAAAAAGCAGCATCCAAACCTGGATATTCGATTCGTATTTTCTAACAGCAAAGGGAAGATTGCTAAGAGAAGTAACACCACATACGCCGACTGGTGTGTGAAGTATGGCTTTATCTATGCCGACAAAGAAATACCCGATGCGTGGCTCATGGAGCCTCCAAAATGAATTATAAAAAGCGAGATAAAACTGAGTTTATTGCGGTGCACTGTTCAGCCACCTCAGAAAAAATGAACATTGGTAAAGAAGATATTGACCGATGGCATCGAGCCAAAGGTTGGTTTGGTATTGGCTATCACTACGTTATTCGCCGTGATGGAACCGTGGAAGAAGGTCGCCCCCATGATGTGGCGGGTGCCCATGTACAAGGTTACAATAGTCAATCCGTAGGTATCTGCATGGTTGGGGGTGTTAACTCCTCCGACACTAAAGCTGCCAACAACTTTACCCCCGAACAATTTGAGTCCCTTAAGGATGTCTTGAAGACACTCAAGGGCTTTTACCCTGAAGCTAAAATCCAAGGTCATCGGGACTTCCCTGATGTTCATAAGGATTGCCCGAGCTTTGATGTAGCCGCATGGCTCAAAGCTGAGGGGATCGACAACTAACAGGAGACATATGCAACCACTTAAAGTTCTGGATTTATTTTCAGGTATAGGAGGCTTCAGCTTAGGGCTGGAGAGTACGCAAGGGTTTGAGACGGTTGCATTTTGCGAGGTAGATGAGAAGGCACAGCGAGTCCTGAAGAAACACTGGTCTCATGTGCCGATATACCCCGATGTCTCTACACTTAAAGGAAGTGACCTTGGAACAATTGACGTTATTTGTGGGGGCTTCCCCTGTCAAGACATTAGCCTCGCAGGAAAAGGGGCGGGTCTCGAAGGTGGGCGATCAGGACTCTGGTGGGAGTTTCACAGACTCATCAAAGAAACCAGCCCGAAGTTTGTCATCATTGAAAACGTCTCAGCCCTTCGCTCTAGAGGACTGGATCAAGTGCTCAGGTCGCTCTTTGAGATCGGGTATGATGCGGAATGGCATTGTTTACCCGCTTCCAGCGTTGGTGCCCCTCACCAAAGGGACAGGATCTGGATTATTTCCTACCCCCACAGCGATGACGGGAGGGCATGGGGTAGCCCCGAGCCATCTATCGGGGAAACATGGGTGGAATCTAGGAGCAGCAGTAACGGACTCCTTGAGTCCTACACCTCACAGGCGGTGGCCGACACCGACCACACGGGATCACAAGGGGGGCTATCTTGGCGGCAGGGTAAGGAATGGAAAGCCGAGCTGGGATACCTTGGACGTTGCAGTACAGTGGACGGACAACCAATCGAAAACTTCTGGGCAACTGAACCCAACGTGGGTCGAGTGGCTCATGGGGTTCCCAACCGAGTGGACAGACTTAAGCAACTCGGAAACGCCGTAGTACCTCAAATACCCGAACTAATTGGAAAAGCGATATTACATGGAACAGGACGAAAGCAATTTCTTAAGACACATACCTTGTGACAACTGCGGTTCGTCAGATGCCAACTCTTTGTATTCTGATGGGCACCAGTTCTGTTTCAGTTGCCAAGCTCATGTTAAGGGGGATGGCACTACACCAGCCCCTAGCCCAAAGAAACGTGCAGGTGATCTCATCACTGGTGAGTTCATGGATTTATCTAAACGAAAAATTCGGGAAGATACCTGCCGTAAATTTGGATACCAAGTCGGCGAACTAGCAGGAAAGAAAGTACAGATTGCCCCCTACTACGACAAGTCGGGGACGATGGTTGCCCAGAAGATACGTGGCTCTGACAAGAGTTTCAAAGTGCTGGGCAACATTACCAAGGCTCTCCCCTTTGGTGCTCCTCTATGGGGCAAGGGGAAGAAGCTGGTAGTTACTGAGGGTGAGATTGACGCGATGAGCGTGAGTCAAGCTCAAGGTAACAAGTGGGCTGTGGTCTCCGTCCCTAACGGTGCCCAAGGTGCGAAGAAGCACATGGGGTTGAACTTCGATTACTACGATATATTCGATGAGATAATCTTGATGTTCGACATGGATGAACCTGGTCAAGCGGCGGCAAGCGAGTGCGCCGAGTTGTTCAGCCCAGGCAAGGTGAAGATTGCATCACTACCGATGAAGGACGCTAACGAGTGTCTGGTCAATGGTAAGGCAGATGAAATCATTCAGGCTATCTGGAACGCCAAGGCGTACCGTCCTGATGGCATCTTGTCTGGGGCTGACTTGTGGGAGGAAGTCTCCAAGACTGAGACTATCCAAGCGATACCCTACCCTTGGGATGAACTTAACGAGGTAACTCGTGGTTCACGTAGAGGTGAGTTGGTTACGCTTACCGCAGGTTCTGGCATAGGCAAGTCAGCAGTTGTGCGAGAGATCGCCCACCACCTCCTATCGAAAGGAGAGACTGTTGGCATGATCATGCTTGAAGAGAACCCTCGGCGCACCGCTTTGGGGTTGATGGGAATCCACCTCAACAAACCCCTTCACTTGAATAAGGAGGGAGTCAGTGAAGCTGATCTCCGCGCTAGTTACGATGCTACTGTTGGGAATGGTCGTTGTTTCCTTTACGATCATTGGGGCAGTAGCGGTATTGACAACCTACTTGCCCGTATCCGATTTCTGGCTCGTTCTTGTAATTGTTCTTGGATTGTTCTGGATCATCTTTCGATTGTTGTTTCAGGCTTGGGGGACGGTGATGAACGCCGTCTCATAGACAATGCAATGACTTCTCTACGCACCCTTGTTGAAGAGACAGGTGTGGGGATGTTCCTCGTGTCACACCTACGTAGACCTGAAGGTGACCGAGGGCACGAACAAGGGGCACGTACTGCCCTCAACCAACTCCGTGGATCTCATGCCATTGCCCAACTCTCCGACATGGTGATTGGTTTGGAACGGGATCAACAGGGTGAGAACCCCAACGTCACAACCCTGAGAGTTCTAAAGAACCGCTTCAGTGGCGAGACTGGGGAAGCAGGTCGGTTATCATATGACCGAGAGACGGGTCGCCTCGCTCCCTTCGTAGAGGGGTTTGGGGCGGTTAACATTGATGAGTTCTAACTTAGTAAGGAAGATATGATTTCTCAAAACCAAATCCTTTTGCGTCACTTTAAGAAAACCAAAAGTATTTCTCAACGTGAAGCCCTGCTGGATTACTCGATCCAGTGCCTGTCGAAGCGTATCCAAGAGCTACGTGATGCTGGCTACAACATTGAGACTCAACACAAAAGACACCCGACAACTGGGCAGCGATACGCTCGTTACGTGTTGAAGAAATAACCCTCTACCTTAGGAGGCGTTATAGTTGCAAGAGGGTACGCCATTACCCTGTTGTCCTATGACTGACAGATCGGAAAGACGGTCACCCCCCTTATTTTTTGCTAGTCGAAGGAGACAGCGTGGCACTTATATTTGACTTAGAGACGGATGGTTTGCTCGATACCGTTTCCAAAATTCACTGCTTAGTAATTAAAGATACAGATACTGATGAAGTATTTACGTACCGCAGTGGTGTACCCTATGAGCTAGAAGAAGGCATAGATCACCTCCTATCTGGATCTTTGGTGGTTGGACATAACGTAATCAAGTACGACATCCCAGTCATTGAAAAGCTCTACAAGGTCTCCTTCGATCAAGCAAAGGTCTTCGATACACTGGTAGCTACCCGAGTTATCTGGGCAGCAATCCGCGAGACAGACTCCGTAAGAATCCAAAAGGGAATACTCCCTGGTAAACTCTTTGGCTCCCACTCGCTAGCGGCTTGGGGGTACCGAATGAAGAACTACAAGGGTGACTATGATGGTGGATGGGAAACCTTCACCCAAGAGATGCTGGACTACTGTGTGCAAGACGTACAGGTAACAGCAGATCTTTATTCACGGATACTAAAAAAGAACTACTCATCCCAGTGCTTAGAGCTGGAGCATAAGTTGGCATGGCTTATGGCAAAGCAGGAACGTAATGGATTCCACTTTGATACCGTGAGTGCCGCTAAGTTATACGCCAAGCTCGTGAGCCGTAGGTCTGAGATAGAAGCTGATCTGATAGCTACTTTTGGGGAATGGCAGGTACGACTACCTGACTTCATCCCAGCCCGTGATAATAAAACTAAAGGTTACATCAAGGGGGTACCAGTCCCCCGATACAAGACAGTAATGTTCAACCCCTCCAGTAGGGATCACATCGCTGACAGGCTTCAGAAGTTGTATGGTTGGAAACCCGAAGAACTCACCGAGGGTGGTAAGCCAAAGATTGATGAAGTTGTCCTAAGTAAACTCTCATACGAACCATGTGCTGCCCTGTCAGAATACCTGATGGTTCAGAAGCGTATCTCCCAGTTAGCTGAGGGAGATCAAGCGTGGATGAAGTGTGAGAAGCAGGGAAAAATTCATGGATCTATTAACACTAACGGTGCTGTCACTGGCAGGGCAACCCACTCTTATCCCAACATATCACAGGTGCCATCCTCTGGATCTCCTTATGGTCACGACTGCCGAGGACTTTTTACAGTTCCTAACGGATGGACGTTGGTGGGGGCAGATGCCTCTGGACTAGAGCTTCGATGCCTAGCCCATTTCATGGCTGAGTGGGATGGTGGCAAGTACGCTGAGATCCTGTTGGGTGGAGACATCCATACAGAGAACCAAAAGGCGGCTGGACTGGAGACCCGCAACCAAGCCAAGACCTTCATCTACGCATTTTTATACGGGGCAGGTGATGCAAAAATTGGATCAATTGTTGGTGGAAATGCAGGTGATGGTAAGCGGCTCAAGTCTAAGTTTCTTCGTTCGCTGCCAGCCCTCGGACGACTTGTCGATAGTGTTAAGCAAGCTGCAACTAAAGGCAATATCACTGGGCTTGATGGAAGAGACATTTACATTAGAAGTGCACACGCTTCACTAAACTCCCTCCTCCAAGGAGCGGGTGCGGTAGTGTGTAAGCAGTGGCTCGTACTGCTGGAAGAACAACTTCAAAGTAAATTTAAACATGGGTGGGATGGGGACTACTGCTTCTGTGCTTGGTCACATGATGAGGTACAGATTGCCTGTAGAACTCCTGAGATCGCCCAGCAGGTTGCCGAGCTTGCCACGGACTGTGTACGCCAAGCTGGTGAACATTTTAATTTCCGATGCCCATTAGCAGGGGAATACAAGATCGGAACTACCTGGGCTGACACACACTAATGCAACGAAAAGCAATCAACCATTTACTCCACAGGGTCTATCGGCAGGGGATTAGTCTCCAGTCCGATATAGCACGGGAGTTCGATCAAGAAGTAGCTGCCCTGTGTAGCATGGGTTTGATCACAACCAAGACCGCACCTCTGCAATTCGGCAGGGTGTGGAGAATAACTGAAGAGGGATTAGCCCTTCTTCGTGATGAAGGACTTTTATGAGCAAAAAGAAAACCCCCAATACAGAGGAAGTTGAGTTTGATTATCGTTTACTACGCCCTGAGTCTCTCATCTTTTTGGGGCGAAACATTGAAGTTCAATTCTTGGGGGAAAGCCCGTGGGGTACTGACTACTACGGAGACTTCGATGCCAAAGCCCAACGTATCCGAGTCCTTGAAAACCTTACCCCTGTAGAAGAGATGGACACCCTAGTCCATGAGATCCTCCATCTAATCATGTTCTATATGCGGATCATGATGGGCAACGTGGATGAAGAACAGATTGTCCACCGACTAGCCACAGGGTTCTCCTCAGTTCTCGTAGAGAACCCTCAAGTAGCTCAGTATCTCGCCGCGATGTCCCATGTAAGCCTTAAGGAAATAGACCCCACCTATGATTAAACTAGCTGAAATTGACGTTGAGTACAGAGACCACATGGGCAGTGACCTGTCTGTGGTGAACGCCGCCCGAGTTAGCTTTGACAAAGAGCATGAAGAGTTTGAATACTTATCTGATAAGAAACTTATTAAGTATCTAGCAGAGCATAACCACTGGTCTCCCTTTGCTCACGTTTCAGCTACGTTTCGAGTCAAGGCTCCTATCTTTGTTGCAAGACAACTGGTCAAGCATACTGTAGGTTTTGCTTGGAACGAAGTCAGTCGCCGTTATGTTGACCACACCCCTGAGTTCTTCATTCCCCCTGTGTGGAGAGGCAAGCCTGAGGGCAGCATCAAGCAGGGCAGCAGTGGCGAGGTAGCGGTACACCATGGTGTCATCCGATCTACCACCGCGATTGCCCTAAAGACTTATGAAGATCTCTTGGCATCTGGGGTCTGCCCTGAGCAAGCCCGTATGGTTCTCCCCCAGA